CCTTGAACTGTTCGGGATTGTCGAACACTTGCTGATCTACTGCTAAGCTTGTGTGATTAGTGAATAGGGTAGAATCTGTGAGGTATTCTGTCTTATTGATCTTTGTCATTGTGTCTCCTTGTTGGGGTTAGTGTTAGCTTCTTTCCATCCCTGTAGGCCAAACGAGGGGGTGCCTTATTGGTACCCAGAGGGCATCCAGAACATCTCATCATAACTCCGGAGGATACGCACCGCCTTAGCCATAGCAATAGCGTCCTTCAGGCTGTACTTACCACCCTCTTTGTTAGGGCGCTGTTCGTATAGGGCCATGACACAGTGAGTCCAATCAAAAGGACTAACTGAGTTGAGGGCATCCTCTGCCTTCTGAGGTCCCATCTTCCAGATCCCACCGATGTTATCCGTTGCATCCCCTGTAATCCACTGGCGGTGGAAGTTGTAGTCAGCTGATTGGACACAGATGTACTCAACTTCCTGGGGGAACTCCCCATCCGGGGTTGGTTTCCAGTGATATCCGGGGACTGTACGAAGATCCTTGTCAATGGTGACGCAGATAGCCTCGCCTCTAGCGGTAGCAATCCCCATCAAGTCATCAGCCTCCAGATGGGCAGCTCGTACCGATGGGAAGCCCTGCTCTAGGAAGGCCATAGCATCACCAAGGTAGGTCGGGGTGACCCTAGACCCACGGTGTGCCTTGTATTCGGGCAGCCAGCGGCGACGGAAGTTCGTGTCTCTGCTGCAACTGAGGGCGATCTCAATCGTGTCGCAGCCAGCTGGTGTCCAAGCCTTGACATCGTGTTGAAGTCGGTCCTCAAGGTACTCAGGTCCATCTGACTCAGCCCAGAAGGCTGCCTTGTAGGCAATGATGTCTCCATCTAGGATGGCTTTGGTTGGCTTAGTTATCATGTGCGTCATCCTCCAGATCTCCAAAGAGATCTTCCACTATTTCTGGGATATCATCAAGATCGTCATCGTCGCTTTCTAGTAAGCTCGTTAGCATATTGTACCAGCCGGCCTCGATGGGGGAGATGTCTTTCTTAAACAGTCTGCACGACACGCAGTCACACCCAACCATAGACACTGGGTCAGCGTTAGTCCATGCTACAACACGGGAGTGTAGCTTACTCTGGAATACTGTCTTAGAGTTACCGTTCATCATGACCCACTCAAACAAGTCTTGGTAGTCTTTGTTACCGCCCTCAAACTGGTTGGCTAGGTCCTCAGATTCGTGCTGTCTCCACGCACCATTTGCATCTTCAAGTACCCGTCCACCGTCGGAGATGAACACGGTAATAGCACCGATAGACTTAGCGTAGTTGAGCTCATTCATATACCGGCAGTCATCGACAATGACTACAGTCTCCTCAAAGATTGTAGTAGCACTCTCTAGTGTCTTGGCCTCTGCTGCCTGTAGTTGTCTCCACGCTGCGTTAAACATATTGACCCAGTGGTCAGGCTCTATCAGTCTCCTAGCACCGCCAACCGTTTGACAGTAGGATCGATACAGCTCTGGGTTAGCTTCTTTACTCAGCCCCATAGCCAAAGCCTCATCCTTAATTGCCTTAGCAAAGGGGAGAATGACTGGGTTTAATCCTAGTTCCTTACAGATCTTGACGATCTCCTCGGCTGCTGTTGTCTTACCAACTCGAGCCTTACCTGCCAATAGAATCGTAATCATTTCAGTCTCCTGTATAGTGTGGCTGGTTCCCAGCATTCCTTTAGATTAAACATCTGGCAGACAAATGTCGTGCAGACTCGCGGTCTTGTCAGTCCTATGAACCTACCACAGAAGTACCAGAATAGGCAGTCCAGTAGGGTAGTATCACAGTATCCTGAGGCTTGCATGAATAGATCATCAAGGCTCAGCTCCACCTCTCCCATATCAACTCTGTGTAATAGTACTGCACCAGTACGATCTAACACTTCTGATCTACATAGCTTAACTCCGCCAGTGACTAGCACTAAGCATAGCTCCATGTCATTAGAGGCGGGGACATGAATGATGGGACCAACATGGGTGATCTTGGTGCATCCGAAGATCTTAGCAAAGGTCCCACCTGGTTGCTTTAGATCATAGAATCCTAGCTCGCACCTGTACTTACTAGTGGGTCTCAGCCCAATTGCGCCCGATCTTATACTCTGCGTCGATGCGGATATTGATTCCAAGTCGTTCTCCTGCCTCAGTTGCAGAGGCTGTAATAATTTTTCCTGCCTCTTCAGCAATACCCTCGGGGCATGAGAACTGAAGTTCGTCGTGAACGTATGCCATCTGACGTACCTTGCTGCCAAACCTGGCCTTCAGGTTCTTGTTGGCAACTACCATCCAGTACTTACTTAACACTGCGCCAGCCCCCTGTAGTAGGGTGTTGAGGGCAGCGTGTTGTGATCGAATGGGTACTCGTCTTCCATCAGGTAGCGTTACCTTCTTATCTTTGAGGTAGTGGAACTCTACCTCAGCCTTAACCTTAGCCAATGCTGGGAGGGAATCAAGGAACTTAACCTTGAGTGACTTACCCTGCTTGGCTGTGCCCTTAATGATCGACCCCACCTTAGCATCTCCAGCTCCATAGAGGAAGCCGTAGATGAATACCTTAGCGGTGTTGCGGGTAGGTAGGCCAGCCATAGTTTGATTGTGGGTGTGGATATCGCCGTTGAGGATGACCTCGCCGTAGGCTCCACCGTCGTACTTATGCATATAGTGTGCCAGCATTCGCAGCTCAAGTCCACTAAGGTCGGAACCTAGGATGACCTCATTGTTGTACACCGGACCCCAGAGTTCTCTCGCACGGTGGTCTGTAGACACCTGTGCCATGTTAGGTTGAGCATGGGTACATCTCCCAGTGGCTGCTCCCTGTCCGTTGACAGAGCCGTGGATACGACCGTCTCGAGAGTTAGAAGCCCGCAGTACCCAGTCTTCTACCTGACCGATTAACTTAACGATGTCGAAGTACTCGACCAGCTTCTTAGCTTCGGGATAGTCAAGATCCTCGAGTGTCTCGGAGTCTACGTTGGGGTTGCCCTTCTCTGTGAGCGGGGCATCCCATCCATACTTAGTATGCAACCTACTAGCAATCTGTTGTCGAGACCCAGGGTTGAAGATCTCGACTTCATCCTTCAGGCGCTTGCCGGTCTTCTCTGACCAGCGCTCTCTAACGATAGTAGGGAACACGGTGTGCATCTCGTCTTCAATGCCGGCCTTGTTACCTAGTAGTTCCACCAGTAACTTCTCACCAGCTTCGATGTTGAAACCAAAGCCGGTGTTAGTCTGTTCCATTAGGATGCTAGATGATAGGTGCTCAAACGCAACGATCTTCTCGTACTTGTTGTCTTGAATCCACTTGACTTGCTTAAGGAAGATGTCGTGTGCTACGTGGACATCCTGTACACAGTAGTCAATCATCTCTTGTGTGAGTGTTTCCCATGTGCCGGTGTAGTTAGACTTCTCGTTACCAAGATGCTTACCCCACGCCTCTAGTGAGTTACCACCAAGTGGGTGATCTCTTAAGTCTGGGTACATAAGCTTACTAACTATTAAGCTATCATACACCCTTGCATTAATCTTGAAGTTAAGTAGTCGTGTCAAACAGGTAAGGTCAAACCCAAGGATGTTATGTCCAATGAGTAGGGTAGCCTTACTTAGATCTCTAATGAGATCGTACTTAAGTTCGTCGCCAGTGTACACCTTGACCTCGTCGGTCTGAATGTTCTTAGTAACAACACAGTGTACTACAGTGCCTTCGCTAACTGGCTTACCCTTACTGTCGATCACTAATTCCATCAGTCCGTTGGATTCAATGTCGATCACTAGTTGCATCGAGCTCCTCCTTGAGTTTCTGAATAGCCAAGTTAAGCTTATCAACTAACTTCTTAAGCCACGCATTCTCATTCCGAAGGTCCAAGATTTCCTGATTCTTCTTTGTTGACTTTGTTAGTCTTGATGCCATGAGTAATCTCCTTTGCTTTAAGTATTGTTCGGCTGATGATATAGGTGAAGGCTAGGGCGCTGCCCATGATCATAAGGTACAACCCCATCTCACGGTCACCCTTCATACTCTCTACTAGGCCAGCTAGTACTGGTCCAACTGATACCCAGAACTCGGTGGAATTAAGACCCGGCTTCATCTTGGTACCTACCGAATCTAATGTCTCTCTCACCCATCATGTGGTCAGCAATTCTAGCACACTCAGCTGGTGTTCGGGGCTGCGCTGAATCTCGGGTAGTACCGGGGTGCATACTCATTGCCATAGTGGCGCTGAAGTATGAGTCCCACGCTGCTCTACGCATAATTTCAGATTGGTTCAAAGACTGCTTCTCCTTCATTGTTAAAGGCTACTTCGATCTCTTGGAGTCTACCGCTCAGGCGGTCATAGTAGAGTGCGGATGCAACACCCGATCTACCAGTGAGACGATTCTTCAGGACACGGACGATGGTAGTGTTGGCCACCTTCTCGTCTTGGTTCTGTCGATCTCTCTCGAGGGCGATCACTGTATTAGGGACTGAAGCCAAGGCTCCAGACCCACGTAGATCTTGTAGTGTGATGCGATCTCCCTCTTCGTATGCCTTGTCGGTCTTCTTGAGTTGTGATACGATGTCCACGTGGACACCTGTTCGTACTGATAGGGATCGTAACTCCTTCATCAGAGTATCAATGATCAACCGCTCTGAGCTACCCCCCTCGGTATCCTTGTTCTGAATAGACATCAGTCCAGCAGCTGCTGCTGTGATGTGGTCTAGGATGATCACATCCACCTTCAGGGATACTGCCATGTACTCCATACGGGCTAGTAGATTCGACATGGCGTTGTTACCAAGGTGATCGTAGATGTAGAGAGAAGTGCCAGCAAGCTTAGCCTTAGCATCGATGTACTCTTCTTCGGAGTACGCATCGACGAACTGTACGTTGATTGGCGGCTTGCCTGTCTTGGCACGTAACTCATTCATCATCGACGCTGCTCTCATTGCCCTCACTGGTTTGTTGATGATGAGGGAAATCATATCATCCATTGTTTCCTGTGGGGATTCCTCTAACATGATGGCACCAACACTACGGCCATCTTCAAGGTGGTTCATCATAAGCTCACGAAGGATCGTTGACTTACCAGAACCAGTACCAGATGCCCACAATGTAATCTCACCTGATCGTTGACCAATCAGGAACTCACTAAGGTTATCAAAAGGGAACGGATACACCTGCACCTTACTCTGATCAGTGCTGGAGCAGATAGATGAGACGTGTAAGATCTCATCGGGACTATAGACCTGAGCCTCCCACAGTGCCGAGATGACTTGCCTGCCTAGGTTGGCAAGCAGACACTCGTTAGCATCCTTGAGAGGAAGCTTAACAATCTTAGCCTTGCCGGGTGGCATCAGTGCTGATACTTCCTTGGCTGCTTCCTGTCCCGGTCCGTCCATGTCGAAGCATAGCACAACCTCCTGATAGGTGGATAAGAATGCTAGGTTATCTTTGACTGACTTGACGGCTGACGCTACCCCATTAGGTAGAGACACTACAGCCCATGTACCGCCAAGTAGTTGGCACACAGTCATACAGTCGATCTCACCTTCAGTGATAATAATTCTCTTACCACCCTCACGCCACAGGTGTTGACCAAACAGTTGTGCGCCACGTGGTGATCCCTTCCAGATGAACTGCTTGTTCGGCCCACGGATATGTTGGGATGATAGCTCACCATTCTGGTTGTAGTAGTTAGCAATCTCAACATCCTTACCATTCGCTACTGCTACTTGGTAGTCATACTTACGGGCGGTGTCTTCGTGAATTCGTCGGTGAGTAAGCTCACTATACGATCCTTGGATTGGCTTGAAGTCTACTGCAACTAAGTTAATCTCTGTCATTTGTTTGGTTCCTCCGGTGTGGTACTTACATGCAAAACAATAACCGTGACCGTCGCTATAGATAGCGAGGTTATCGCCGCTTCTATCGTTACCTTCAGCTGCACATTTAGGGCAGCGTTCCTTACTGATAACAACTACATCTTCATTCAAGGGTTCCTCCTGTGTGGTCGTAGTAACATCTGATTGATCCGTTGGCGATGCTATCAAGGAATGATGTCAGCTGAAAGAGTAGAAGCTTATCCTCCTCCTTCACCTGTTCATTCACGATGGCAATCATCTGATACAGTTTTGTCTTGTCGATAGGGCACGGGCTCATAGTTTAACTAAGACTCCTTCTTCGTTGGTGTACCACACTTCATCAAACAGTTCGCATACCCAAGGCATACAGTACTTGCATGGCCTAGACATCCCAAGTTTCTTTGTTGGGCTGATTCTAAAGTTCATCAGTGTCATACCTCTTAGGGATTTTTGTTTCTTCGTGAGTTGTCGATACGCATCGAACTCACTATGAATGGTAGGGTAAGGGTAGCCCATCTCCTTAGCCAGAGGATGTGTCTTAGACCTGTCCTCTGTACCGTGTGAGATGATCTTATTCTTATATACGATAAGCGAGTGATGTGTTCGGTCAACACTCTCACTCACTGCAAAGGAATTAAAGTTCACGTGAACTCAATGCCCTCCAACTGAGGGGGAATAGTTTGGCACAGATAGCGCCAACTAGGTGAGCGTAGTGTTGTACCTCACGCTGTGAGTGAGAGTCAATCCTCAGATCATACATTCTAGACCAGCCATACAGACTACCTGTCCAGATCCAGTCTGTCATCATTGACTGGGGAAGGATTGCTCTTGCCTGTTCAGCACAGACACCATCTGCAAGCATGGCATTGTATGCTTGCAAAGCAGTACGGCAGCTGTTGTGTAAGGCTAGACGGTGTGACGAGGTAAACATATTGATTGTATCAGATGATCCCTGCTTTACATTCTCTGCCGCACTACGGAAGGAGTCAGGCACCCAGAACTCAGGCGCTGTATTAACATACCGACGGCTTACCTCATTCCATGAGAAGCCTACCTGATGCTTAGCTAGCTGTCTAGCCACAAAGATTGGAGCCTTGAATCGAAACTGTAGGGTGCAGTGTGCGAATGGGCTCCAATGATTATGCTGAGCGAGGTAGGTAATCAACCGTTTATTCTGATGTGGGGTGAATGCGTCTGCCGTCTTATCCATTGAGACTCGAGCTGAGTCACATACCGTGTTATCTGTTCCCATATGATTCATGTACTGTACTAGATTGTCTTCGTTACCTGAGTAGATCTTCATAGTTGTCTCCTTGTAACATTCCCGATTGGACTTGAACCAATAACCCCCAGCTTAGAAGGCTGGTGCTCTATCCGGTTGAGCTACGGGAATAATGTTTAGTTAGTTGTTCCTTTCTAAGGCCGCTAGTGAGGTACGATCTCACATTCCGCTATGTCCTGTACGTACAGGCTCAACTGTTAGTGCGGGTAATTCCGAGGTTCGGGTATCTCAACCCACCTATTTATACGATAGCAGTGATGGCTATGGCGGGACTTGAACCCGCAAACTTGAGGGTGTCAGATTTTAAGTCTGATGCGTTTGCCAATTTCGCCACACAGCCTGAGTAAATGTCTAAATTATTTGGACCTTGAAGCAGTCCCAGCCGCGATCTGAGGCGTATTCGTGGGATTGTTTCATGTTGCCGTTCAAACTCACACACACTTCTCGCCGCGCTTCGTCGCGCTGCTTGGTGAGTAGCAAACATTCTGCGTCGTGCTTTGCAAATACTTCATTAATGGTTTCTTGTAAGGTCATTGTTTGTTCTTTTCTTTGCGAGGCAGAAGAGCACAGCATAGCGCATAGATACACGCCCACAGAATTACTGTTGAGATGATCATTGAAATAATGTCATTAGTCATGGTGTTTCCTCTTTGTAGCAGTCCCATCCCCTAAACCTAGCAAGCGAGTGTGCGCCACTTTCCGTCCTACTGCCCCATACACAAGACTCCCGCCGTGCCTCGTCGCGTTCCTTGCGGAGCTGCATAATTTGATTCCACAATGTAATTGTTATTGTCACAGGTCGATCATCTTCAAAGTCGGTCATGGTGTTTCCTCTTTTACCTTCTTCTTGTCAGTTCGAGTAAGACAATTCTTGTAATGGTCATCCACAAAGTGACGCATCTCTTTTACTTTGTTTTCCATACGGCGTATTCTATTGTGCGACTCCTTTATTTGCTCTTCCAATTTCTTGATGACTTCTTGTTCCTTTTCCCATACATCATAAAAGGCTATCAACGCTATTCGTTGATATTCTTTTAATCTTTCATATTCAAGTTGATCATCTGACTTGCTCATTGTGTTTCCTCTCCGTCACTGTTCATATTGATAGCCTCCCAACCCCACTGAATCATACCGCTCTCGAGGTCATCTACATCCATGCCGCGCAACTCTTCTTTCGTCCAGATGACAACCGCATGACCTTCATCGTGCAGCCACATCATTATGTCGGTTATGTATTGATCGGGATTTTTCTTGTTAAATACTGGGTGTGAGAGTTTCTTCATGGTGTTTCCTTTAGATGTAAGAAGGAATGTTTGTACTAATTAGTTGCAACTCATGTTCGGTTAGTGTTTGGATTGCAGCATAGTAACCTCTGTTGTAATCCTGAAGAAAGATCTCCCAGTAGGTCGGTAACATAGATGTTTCTTCTTCGGTAAGGCTCCAACTGTTAGCGTAAAAGGCTTTGCCGCGCATTCGGTCATTGTATCCAGCCTTGAAACCGTAGGTTGGACTATAGTATGTAGGAATAAGAGCTTTGATTTCATCGTAAGTCATTTCATGGTTCCGTTTCTAAATTGTTCGTTGTTGTAATTAGCTTCTAGATCAGCATTAAGTGCTGGGTTACGGGAGCAGGTTTCATACATCTGAGAGAAGTGCATGGACACAGTTTCAACGTGATCTGAATCCACCATATCTCCCTCCAGTTCACGAATAACCACGTAAGGATCGTCGTGGATCTGTCGAGCCACCGCTTCAATGTCGGTGCCACTAGGTAGATCAACCTCCCAGTACTCTTTGTCTTGGTGTGTTGCGTATAGAATGACTGTGTATTTCATTGCTCTACCCCCAGCCATCCAGCAATCTGCATTCCCTCTTCCTTATAGAACCAGTTCATGCGAATCTCGGGGAAGTGTAGTCTGATGTAATCGTACAGTTCCTCTGGTGGACCCCACGGGGTTTCAAAGTGCAGTCGGGCTTCGTTCTCATCGTAACTAAGACCACATACATCAGCATATTGTACATCCCACTTGCATCCCCAGTACTTGCAGCACCAGTCATACCAGTTTGATGCACCGTACTCATGATACAACTCGTCCATCTCATCGGCTGTAATACCAACCGGCTCAGCGCCGGGCTTCTCATACCAGTGGGTGTATTGTACGCCGTCAATACATATGCCTCCGGTACTAATAGAGCGGAGCTTCTCAGGCATGGGTCGAATGTTATTAAACAGGAAGGTGTCCGTAGCAATACCGGACATCTCAACGAAGCTCTGAAAGATTGCGGGGTCATCACAAGAAATGATGAGATCGTTTTCGCACCAGTTAGGCATGGTAGTTTCCTTAGAAAGAGAGGCTATTAAGAATTTGGATTAACGTTTGGGTGTCAAAGGAGGCGGTCGAAGTCTTGCCTTCACTGTCAGTCACATGAATCATAACCTTACCGTCATGATCTGAGTCATACTCAACATGCATGATCGGGAGGGCAGACCCATCTTCATCGGGGTAGCCATCAAGTTCAGCCACAATACCGAATGATTGCTGCTTTGTGTAAGCAATGTCATAGTTACTATAAAGATTGTTCTTCATTTGTATTCCTTAATGGTTAGGGTGAAATATCCGTCAGCTTTAGACCACGACTTGTGGACTTCAAGCTCAATGATCTGACTGTCATCTATCCAGACCAGTGCATTACACGCATCTAGTACTGCCTTAGCGTAGTTGTCTACGTCTGGCTTAGGGTACTCTAACTTACTCGTCTTAGGTTTCTTGGGGTAGACCCCAACTGTTACCGACATGCGGTAATCAATAGGAGTCCACCCCTGAAAGATCTCTCGTAGTACTGGTTGAACAGCGTCTCGAAATACTACATAGGGACCAGTATAGTAAGATCCCCACTTGCCCACCCTAGGTCTACTAGCGGGGACAGGTGTAACTGGGATCGTCCACTTCATCAGAAGGGAATCTCATCGTCAGTGATCCCTACTGTTGCTTCCTTGTTGAACTTCGGCGGAGCCTCCGCTGTGGTACCGACGAAGCCGCCGTCCACAGTAGTGAATCCATTAGTCGTAGCAATTGCAACAGCGTTCTTCTGAACAATCTGTACTCCATTCAGGTAGAAAGACATAGACTTATTGGCACCCTTGACCACAGTGAAGGGCCCAAGGCGAAGGCGGACAACATCAGTTGCCCACGGAACTTCTTCCGTGTACTGAGCGGTTGCATCCTGACACGGGAACTTAGTCATGCCCTTCTTAGCAAACTGGTTAGACTTGAATGAGATGGCACGGATACCATCCTTATCGTAGATGCCGTTGATCTTCTTGACTCCGTTCTCCTTAGCAACAGCGTTGAGCTGAGCCTCGAGTTCCTTAGTCAGAAGGACGGTGATGTTATGCACACCCTCGTCGCTGAATCGAGTATCCAACTTATTAAGGTTAGACCACTTGACTTCCATCTGTCCAGTAACAATACCCTTGATGCGTTCAGTAGCCATGTGATTAGTTATCCTTGTTAATGTTATTGATGTTGCCGTCTACGTATGCCTTGACTTCGGTCAAGGTTGCTTGCCAATTAGCGAGGCACTGAGAGATCTGTCCCAGTACCGACACAACTTCATCAGCACGGATGATCTTCATCTTCTCGTCTGGCATTTCTACTGACTCTACACTTGTTTGTTCATCACTCATGGGTTTTCCTTTAATAGAGCACTTGAAAGAATGTTAATAAACTGTTCCGCTGCAAGATCCCAGTGCTCGTCGGGTGTCTTGGTAGCGAAGCCAGCTGCTGCTTCGAGAGGGAAAAGGCTTAGGTGCAGAAGCTCATGCACTAAAGTCTGGATTGGTAGGTCTGTGTTATCAATGGCTAGGTTGACATGGTACTTAGGGTGGAGGAGACGGATCCTAGACACCATGTGATTGGGGTCAAAGTCGTTTGCTCCATAAGCATCTGGATGGTCAGTTGGTTTCGACCAAACCACGCTTATCTTCCACTGCTGTAATCCAAGTCTACCTTGCCAGAGCTTACACTCTTTACGCAATTGTGTGATGTTCACAGGTCCATTAACTCCAAGTATGGCATACCGTCAATCACTACACCGCAGGATACGATAGGTTTCTTGAGCCACGCTGATCCATAAAGCATCAACGGGTGATCACGATCCACACCTGATCCAACACTCATACCAAACAGTCGCATGTTAGGTCCACAGATCCAGTTAATGCTAGCCACACTGTGGTAGTGACCAATTACAACGCTCTGAAGTTTCATCTTCGCTGCGTTAAATGCGGGGTACTGAGAGGCAGCACCCACGCCGTGATAGAAGTGGACTCCGTCAAAGTCTACTGATCGTACCCAGTCCCATTGAGGGGTGTTGTAGATCTCAGCATATCCCTTTAAGTAATGACAAGGGATACCAGAGTCTGCTGCCAGACGAGCAACGCGCTCATCGTGGTTGCCGATGGTGACAGTAGCCTCGGGGAACGCTCGGCTCCACTTGGCGATGCCCTTCATAGCCTGATGGTACTCATCCATTGCAGCGGGATGCTCTGGATTCTTCTTGTGGAAGGAGATCGACGCATGATCCACCACATCACCAATGAATACAGTATTGTTAGTCTTGTATTTGTCCCTGATTTTTTTCACAAAGTCAAGGTACTTGGGATGAGTGGCAGGGCAGTGAAGATCACCGATGACTAAAGTTCGCATTGAACCTCCAGAGATCAGCGATACTTGGATCACCCTCATACACATCGACTTCACCTCGGCGGTGAGCCTTCTGTGTTTCATTCAGGTGGGAGATGTCATCGTATGTGTACACCTTACCGTTTGGCTTTACTAAGTCAGTCTTCTTCTTGGTCTTCATCGGTGGAAGTTCTTCCATGATTATTGTCCTCCTCTACAAAGATGTCAAGTACGACATGGTTAACCTTCTTAGCTTTCTTAGCCTCGAGGTATGTTATTAAAAACTCTAGAAATATTTTGTGAACGAATGGTGTAGAACAAAGGAACCTAAGATTTACCTTATCCTTGGGCGGCGGATCTAACATCATGGCGGTGTAGACTAGAACCACTGATGCTTCGATGGTTCCCTCACAGTTTACTAGAACGACTTCGTCTTCTTTCAATGGAAGAAGTACTCGCTTTCTAACACCTGATTGATATCAAGATCCCCTCTAGGTGGTAGGGGATCAAGGGTAATGTTATACCGTGTCTCCCACTCAGTCTTAAGCTTCTCAAAGAGAGGCTCTTGATGAATGAGAACGAACTGTTCTCGGGTAACTCGACGCATCATGTCGATGTTAGGGCCGTGTGTGCCGAATGAATCGTGGATGAAGCAGTACTCGGTGATGTCTCCCATACCTTCGATGGTGAGGAACATATGGGATGAATCAAACGAATGGATGACGTTAGGGGAGATGCCGTTCTTAGCTCCACCCCTATCAAAGCCATTCTTATCATACGATGCAAGTACCACGGTGGATACCGGTTCACCTTGAGTCCGTGAACTACGCTTGTTACCGATGGTAAACTTCGCTGTAACCTTAGGTCTGTACTCTTGCTTGACTAAGAATCCGCTTGGGGTTATCCAATTAGGGTGGTTACAGGATGCAATGATGACATCACTAGCGTCCCGTAGCCACTTCTTGTATGCGTTGGCTGTGACTAACACTGAATCCTTTGCGGTACAAATGATCCGTGTTAGGTTAGTGGCCGCAGTTGCGCTATCGTGAAACCCTGTGACGAAGCCGTCTGAGATGAGTGCTTTCTTAATGCCTTGAACAGTAACACCGTATGGATCCGTCATCACTGACCTCTTCACAACCTTACGCCACTTCTTAGGTGTGTCGTAGATTGAAGCGAATGAGTAATGCCACGGATCTGTAGGGGTAGAGACGATGTCAAAGCATTTGTTAGCAACATCTAGGTAGATGTCTTCTGGTCTATCGCAAGGCAATAGGTTAACCTTACGACCAACATGTTCATCTCTAGTTACCGCTGCCCACCACTGGATACCATTACAACTGCCGTCCATCTGAATAGGTAACTGTGTCATGCCGTCCTTACGGAACAACTCGAACACAGCAGCCAACTTCTGAAAGGACTTATCCTTCTTGATGCGATCCTCTTCACTAGATGCCCACAGTTTAAGGTTACCTAGTGGATCCTCATTGATTAACGATAGCATCTTTATGTTATCGTCAACCCACCTGACACGATCATCAAAGCTTACCTTGTCTTGATCAAAACAGTTAGCGGTATGTACCTTGAGCCAGTACATACCACGATCTGTCTGAGGAATAGTATTAGCAAACAATATGAGCGACCGATCATGATCACCTGATTGGGGTGACAAGAGATCGGTCGTAGCATAAGCACGACCACGGAAGTCACAAGTGTAGACGTGGAAGAATGTACACTTAGCCTTGACTAGATCTCTGGCAATGCGAAGACGGAGGAATGTCCGTACTCTGTCATTTCCCCGTTCAAACCAACGATCATAGGCTAGACGCTTTGATAACTTAAACGCACGGATGTCATCCTTATCCTCACTAGCACATTTGGTGGAGCTAAGGATTATTTCATCTTTCTCGAGAGCCGGTATGTTTCCGTACCCCAGTGATGACTTGAACATCTCATCCATCACCTCCAACACCTTATCATTAACAGCCCACTCAGTAGCCATCAGTTTATTAAGACCGTCTACTGTTACTTGGCTAGGCACAGACTCGCGATACCTTGTAGAGATTTCACCGTCACTAAAGTATATCTCAGCGCGGTCTACTGCACCCTTCCGTAACTGAACTAGCAAGGCACCACCAGTTTCACCGATCTTATGAGGGATAGGTGGAACAATCATAGGACGGTACTTCATAGCGCAGTTCTCCATGAAGTGTGAGTGTGCAATGGTTAAGCCATTGGATACTTCTTCTGAGAAGGTAAGAACATTAACGACACGCTTGATGGAACTGACACTGGTGTCTGGTACTAAGGTCTTGACGATGATGCCAGCCATCTCAAGTATCTTACACAGATGAAGACCAAGGTTAGCCCGTTCTTTCACTGTCAATTTAACTGATTGAGAGGGAGGATACTTACCTAAGAACTTCTTAATAGCACGGGGTGTCCACTGTTTAACAATACCAGATACATAGTTCCAATCCTTCCTATGCTCCTTCTGAGATAGAGAATACTCAGCAGTGCGGCAGAGTTCACCAACCGATTGACGGATGAACTCACTCTGGAGTACTCGACCATACTTAACATCTCTGTTACTACCGTTACCCTTATTAACAACACCCAAGCCAGACACCAGCGTTGCGTATGAAGACATAATCATTATCTGCGCTACATTGAATGGCCCAAGTTCCACAATCGGGCGGAATGATGGTGAACTCTTATGAGGTAGAGCATTGAGATACTCGAGGATAGCCTCTGCTATTACTCCGATGAGTTCAATAGTTAACTGCTTCTCTGGTGTACCAGCGCTAGGGTCTCGATAGTGATTAGCCACATAGTGGGCTAGAGATAGGTCAAGGATCTGCTCTTCGTTTGCTAGTTGAATTGATAATAGCCGCGACTTCTCACTAGGTGTTCTATCTTTCCATAGTGTCATATTGGTTTCTCCTCTCTGGTTGGGTGCTAGATTTTTTTGAGGGTGTGAATGTCTTTCCATCCTTGTAGGCTAAACAAGGTACCCATAACTTCTAGATTTCAATCCAGTCGTTCTCGAATCCATCCTCTGGTCCACCACGGATGCGGTCAATCAGTTCACGCTGGATGCTTGGCAGATTCTCGAGGATACTAATGCGTCGATGTAACTCAATAGCCAGTAGTTCCATCATCTCTTCATTGGTCATCGACATCGGTGTCATCCTCAGGGTAGGGTAAGTGATAGTCACTCACAAAGGTATCAAACAAATCAGACTCCAACTCATCGAACCGGAGTTCACCAATGAGTTCGTCCATAGCATCATCGTTCATCGGGCATGTCGGATTCAAAGCGGTAGTCCTCTCGTAGTGCAGGGATGAGTCTCTTAGTAATCTCCTCATCAGAAGCTGGACACTTGAAGGAACCAACCGTAGTAGTAGCTTGAAGACTATAGTCATCAACATCCATGATAGAATCAAGGTACTCACCATAGGTAATCCACCCAGTAACTTGGTACTCTACACCCTTGTAGGTAATAAGAACCTCATCGAACTCAATCATGGTGGTCTCTACCACAAAGTCATTCCACGCAGAGTGTCCGTCATCTTCGTATTCAAAGGTGTCTTCCATCAATAGATCCCTGTGTTAGAGTGAAAGGAAGCGAAGCGAACAGTGGCTGAACCATCAGCCAGTGCATACATGAGGGTGGCGGCACCCATTAAGAGTTGACCCTCTTCGGTATCTGTAGTACCAACAGCCATGCGGTACAGCAGATGCGCTTGCATCGCTGCAACATCGCGGTTAGTTTCTCGATCAACACGGTATGCCGTATGAATCATCGGTGTCGGTGGTGTGACATCAGACATTAGGTTGGTTCTCCAAGTAAGAGTTGATGGATGACTTGAGCGTCTCGACGGTGAGTGGGATGTCCTCACACTGGCTATCGTGAAGATCATCTAGAACGGTTTCAATTAGATCAGTGGTGTAATGTACGCATGGATGGTAACAATCCATAGCATAGATTACATCCTCTGGTAACCACAGACTGACGGCACACGGTGTGCTATCAGGTTGGTCAGCAATAGACTTACGGAATTCTCCGAGCGTCATAATTATTTTCCCTTAAGTAAGAGTTCAGTCAATGAGTCAATGAGTAGTGACTTACCAGCATGAGTCTTAAAGAACTCATCAAGGATACATGGGTCACTACGGATGGCGGTTGAGACAGCGTCTGCCATGAGGGCTGGCGTTGTTGCTCGACCAACAGCAGTGTTGATAGTGGCTTTGATGCAGTCACTAGCAGCCTCCACCAGTTCATCAGTGTCGATGTGGTCACTTAGCTTGAAGTTGTAAGCAATGTAGTCACTAACTGAATCTGATATGGTAGTTTCAATATCATCAATCTTCTCACTGAGTTCGTCCACCTTACAATCAAGGTGATCAAGGTTATCAACCTTAGAGTCCAGAGAGTCCAACTTATCTGAGATGTCAGCAATGTCAAGGTCATCAACCTTAGAGTCAAGGTCATCAAACTTAGAGTCAAGGTCAGCAAACTTATCGCTGAGTTTGTCCACCTTACCATCAAGGTGATCAAGATCATCAATCTTAAAGCTATTGTCATCAACCCTTTTGAGGAGGTAGTCACAGGTGTTATCAAGACCGATGATGTAGGTTTGAATGGAGCTGAAGCCAGTTATAATTTCACTGTTCTTTTCGGGTATCATTGGGTGTATCCTTGGGTATGGGTGAATGGTCGATGAGTCACACGACTCATCATCAAAGTGAACCTGTCCATCGGAGATAGATATCCATGATGTTAAGGTGATCTTCGGGTGAGACAGAGAGGGTATCACCCTCTTCATCATGAGCGGAGATAAGGGCATCACCATATAGAGTCTTCCCACTGAGGTAGGAAGC